ACGATATAATATTATGTTATTAGTTTTAAAGAAAACTAAAAACAAACAGTATTATAGTAAAGTAATAAATGACATTAATCCAGAAGAGCTAAGATTAAAACGCAAGTTGGCAATGATAAAAGCACATGAACTTAAAGTAAATTTAGATAAGTTTTCAGAGTTTGAGTTGGGAGTAATGCATATTGTTTGTGATATAAACAGAATGACTGTAAAGGATTTTACAATAAATAGTCGTAAACGTGAGCTAACAGAAGCAAGATTTCATTTTGCAGCTGTACTTTTAATACACTTTAACTACACTTACAAGAAGGTAGGTACTTTGTTAGGAAGAGATCACTCTACGATTATACATTCTATGAAACAACATTTAAACTTTTCTAATTCTATTAAAAGTTACAAAACAAGATACAATCAAGTTATAAACATGATGGAAGAAACCTACCCAGGACTTATGAGTACTACTCTTAATCCTAATATTATTGTTAGAAGAACTCAACTTAAAAGAAGTAAGCTAGTGAATAAAGATGCAAAAACTGATTGATATTCCAGACGATTGGTATCATCACTTAAAAGACACAATAGAAAGTCCGTACTTTAAAGCCCTTGGAGGTTTCGTAGCTAATGAGAGAAAGACTAAAACTATCTTTCCTTATAAAGACGAAGTCTTCAAGGCTTTTAATTTAACACCTTTTCAGAAAGTAAGGGTTGTTATTTTAGGAATGGATCCTTATCCAGGCAGAAATGTAGGGGAACCTATTGCTCATGGATTGGCTTTCTCTCCTAGAAAAAAGACTTACATTACTCCGTCTTTAAGAATGATGTATAACCGTATTAAAACAGACATTTATCCAGACGATCTAAGCTTCCCTACTGATATGAATATAGAATCATGGGCTAAGCAAGGAGTTCTTATGCTAAATGCTGCTTTGACTATCGAAGAAGGTAAGTCAGGTTCTCACCTAGAGCCTTGGAAACAGTTCACAGAAGCTGTATTCAAAACACTAAACGAGAGTACTACAGGACTTATATTCTGTTTTTGGGGAAAAGACGCTTTAAAGTTTGCTCCCCTTATCAACGATGATGTACACCACGTACTAGTAGCATCACATCCTGTTTCTGCCGTATACAAAGGTGGAGTTTGGGAATGTGATCACTTTAAAAGAATTAACCAAATACTAATGGCCAGTAATCCAGACGATATAGACTGGCTAGAAAACTTAAAATAAAACAAAGAAATGAATTGGCAAGACTATGAGTCCTTAGGACATTTAGAATTAAAAGGAAAATTAGTAGAATATCTATCTAATAGAACTAAAATAATAAAAGAAATGGAGCAAAGCAGTGAGTATGAGTACTGTGAGATCCAAGGAAGAATTAAAGAATTAGACGAATTAATAGACTTTATCGAAAACATTAAAAAAATAAAACCATGAATAAACAACAATTGCTAGAATCATCTAGAACAAATTGGACTGTAGCAAAGAAACCTTTGTTTGGTCCTGATGGAGAAATTACTCCTGCTTACGGAGTATTCCGTGAAGACAACAATAATTGTCTTGGTGTAGTAGGATCTAAGTATGTTCCTACTCAGAATGCAGAAATCCTTGACATGCTTTTAGAAGCTGCTGTCCGAGTTAACATTAACGGAGAAAGAGGTGGATTTTTAGGTAACGGACAAAAAGTCTACTACCAGTTTCCTTTAACAGATGTACAGATTGGAGGATCTTTTAACAAGAGATTCCTTACAGCTCTCACATCACATGATGGTAGCGCTCCTATGGGCTTTGGTGCAACTAACGTAACTGTTGTATGCTCTAATACCTTTTATATGGCTCTTAGAGACTCTAAGCGTGTAAGACATACTAAGAACTCTCATGAGCGTTTAAGTGGTATTATCTCTCAGTTACAAAGTTCTCTTACTCAAGAGGAACAGTTCATCGAGAAATTGATGGAATTAAGCAAAATCTATATCCCCGAAACAGTTACAGATGAATTTATCATTAACATTATCGGAGGAGATGGAGAAGCATCTAGAGGTAAGAATCGTATTAACGACTTTAGAACAGCTTTGACTACTGAGTATGAAACACACGAGAACACAGCTTACGCTTTGTTTAACGCTACTACTCGCTTTACCAACTATATGATGGGACACAAGAGTATCGAAGCTAAGCGTGAGTCTCTAATTCACGGAACTGCTTACACAATTAACAACAGAGGTTTAGAATTAATTTCTGAAACTTACACTCCTTTATATACACCTGAGTTAGCTTTGTAATTGTCTCTTGCATGCCAAAAAGATTAGGGGGTCACAAGATCCCCTTTTCTTTTATTATATTTGTATAATATGTTAAAGAGAACAGCAACAAAAAAGATTCCTGTCAAAGGAGTCCCTGAACTTAAGGAAATTCAAAAGCCTTGTTCAGACTGTGGGAAGATTAAAGCTATAGCCAACAAAACAAAGAGGTTATGTGCTACGTGTGTAATGAAGGAGAAGAAAGAAAAGCAGAAAGTCCGTAAAGAAATCAAACGTAAGTTAGAGAAAGAAACTATCAGTCAAAGTAAACTAGACCAGATAACTTCTTGGTTAGTTAGAGGAGCACATATTAACAAATGCCATGCTTGTGAGATTACACTAGACCCTAAGGGCTTACAGTGTGCTCACTTTGTAGGTAGAACTAAAGTTGCTACTCGCTATCACCTAAATAATCTATTACCCGCTTGTCCTAGATGTAATCTATATACTCCTCACCACGTGTGGAACTTAGGTAAGTCTTTAAACAGGATATGGGGAACTGATACTACGGAAGACATGCTACAGCTTTCTAACAAAATATTAAAATTAAGTAACTACGATAGAAAACTTATCTATGACGTTTATAGAACCTGCCTTACAGAAATTGAAGAAGGAAACTATAGCCAAGATCAGAAGTATCAGAAGTTACACCAAGCATTGAAGGATTATAACAAGATAGTGGAACCCTTATTAAAATGATTTATCTAGTAACAAAACAAAACATTTCCCTACCTGATATAACTCTCTGCACAGTACAAGAATCATTAAACTACCTTAAAGACCTAGAGTGGGTTGCTATAGATACAGAGACTTCTGGATTTGATGCATATACCTGTAAGCTATACACACTTCAGCTAGGTGACAATGACAATCAGTTTGTAGTTGACTTGACTACGATTGATATTAATGACTACAAGCAGCTCTTAGAGACTAAAGGAGTCATTGGTCATAACTTAAAGTTTGATTTAAAGTTCTTATATCATCAGAGAATTGTACCAACCAAGGTATACGATACCTTTTTAGGCGAAAAAACGTCAAGACTAGGTATAGAAAGTCATAGGTGTTCCTTAGCTGCTTGTGTAAAACTACACTGTGGAGTCATATTAGATAAGGAAGAAAGAAAGAATATTACAGGCAATCTAACAGAAGGCTTTGTAAAGTATTCTGCTTATGACGTAAAATACCTACATGCTCTTAAAGAAGCTCAAGAAGTAATTTTATTTGCTGCAGGATCTAAAGTATCAATCGAGTTAGACAATCGCTTTGTCTTAGTTTTAGCTTACATAGAATATTGTGGTATGAAGCTAGACGTAGATAAGTGGACTAACAAGATTCACAAAGTACAGACCCAAGCAGATGCAGCTACTAGAAAATTAAATGAGTTTATCTTTACTAACGAGATGAATAAGTTTATTAACTATCAGTTAGACTTATTCTCTGGAGGAAACAAGATTAAAATTAACTGGAACTCACCTGCTCAGGTAGTAGAGTTCTTTGAAGCTATAGGAGTAAATACTTCTGTAGTAGAGAAAGGAGTTAAGAAGCATACAATAGAAGCAAACCATCTAATTAAGTTTCAAGACAAACATCCTATTATCAAGATTTACCTTTCTTTTAAAGAAGCCCAAAAAGACATAGGCACCTATGGTTATAACTGGATTGAGCAAATTAACCCCGCAAGCGGTAGAATACACACTCAGTTCAAACAGTTAATGAACACAGGTCGCTTATCTAGTGGAGGTAAGTCAGGAACAACCAAGAATTTTAACTTCCAAAACATTCCCTCAGATGAAGAAACACGTAGTTGTTTTGTAGCAGAAGAAGGAAACACCCTAGTAGGCTGTGACTATACAGGTCAAGAACAGATAGTACTAGTAAATAAGTGTTTGGACGAAAATTTACTTGAGTTTTACGATAAAGATTTAGGAGACATGCATTCATTTGTAGCCTCGAAGATGTACGAAGAGTTAGATGGATTAGATTTAAATGAGATTAAAAAGAAACACAAAGATAAAAGACAGTCAGCTAAGGTAGCAGGCTTTGCAATTAACTACGGTGGTAGTGGTATAGGTATAGCAGAACAGTTAGGATTAAGCGTAGAGCAAGGCAATAAGATTTATGCAGCCTACTTTTTTGCATTTCCTGGACTAAAAGCATACTTTGATGAAGCTAAGAAGTTCGGAGTTGATAATGGATATGTATTAATCTCTCCTGTTACAGGTAAGAGATCTTATGTAGATTATTATGACGAGTTTAATCAACTCAAGAACGAAATGGATAAAGACTTCTGGGAAAGATACAAAAAGCTTAAAAATGCAGCCACTCCTACAGCACTTGCTATGAAGGAAAAGGTTTCTAAGTTTTTTAGAAAAAGAGGTGACATAGAAAGAATGTCCTTAAACTATCCAATCCAAGGGGAATCTGCAGAGATAACCAAGCTAGCATGTGTTTACTTTTGGTCAAGATATCTAGTACCTAATGATCTTTTATTTAAAGTTAAGATTGTAAATGTCATTCATGACGAGATTCTTATAGAAACACCAGAAGCAATTGCGCAACAAGCTGCTGCACAATTAGAAAAATCAATGGTAGATTCAGGAGCTAAGTTTTGTACGAGAGTTCCTCTTAAAGCAGATCCTTGTATATCACCTTATTGGAGTAAATAAAACTAAAACAAACTAAACTAAATTAAAATTATGGGATCAACCACATTTTATCACAAAAGAACAGCTCCTAGTATGAAGGAAGCTTATAATCAATTAGTAGAAGATGCTATTGATGAGTACGGTAATGATGCGTACAATGGAACTATTAGCACAACTAATGGTTTTGTAGACGTTACTAAGAAGTTTAAAGATTCAGGCAAAAAACTAAGTGCCTTTATTGAGTCTGCAGAAGACGTTATGGACAAAAGAGATTGTTGGGGTATCTGCGTTCTAGAACCTAAGTTAAACAGCAACAAGATTAAAAGCCAAGTAGAAATAATTCCTCAGGTAGGTAGACGTGTTTGGGAAACTAGATACGAAGTACAAGCAGAAGGAAGACTTATTGGAAGTCATCCATTACAAGCAGGAGCAATTAAGATGGCCAGAGACTACACAGAACGTACTAAGGTTAGTACTCACGTTACTAGAGTTAATGTTTTAAAAGAAGGCGAGAAAAATGTAGCCTTTGTAAATTACAAGCCTAGTAGTGAAGAACGTCAAGGAGAATATGTACTCTTTGGTTGGGCAGCAGAATAATAATTAAACAATGATTAACCGCATTTATATGCCAGCTACTCTCTCCCTTAACATAGATGGAACTATTCATCTTAAGGGAGATAGAGAGTTGATGCAGTCGTACTTTAGAGAATTGACAAAAGGAGATCCTGCGGTGGATGTAGAAGTTTGTATAACTAGATTAGATTCTAAGAAAACAAACCCTCAGTTAGCTTATTTCTACAGCACCCTAGTACCTATCATCCGAGGAGGATTTGAAGCCCTTACAGGCGAAGTATACACCAAAGAAGAGGTAGTCACTTATCTTAAGGACAAGTTCTTCTACGAGGAGATTATGTTCCAAGGTCAATTTATTAAAACACCACTCTCACTTTCTAAAGGAAAAAAAGAAGAAGTTAATGAATTTATTAAGCAAGTAATTAACTTTGCAACAGATACTCTTGGAGTGCCTGTACCTGAATTAAATTAATTAAACTAAACTTATGTTATATATAATAGAACCAAGAACAGAAACAGACAGAGTGGAAGCCGTGGGCTTACCTGATGTCAACTATCATTACGGTGAAAACATTGTTACCTACAATGACAACGAATCAGCAGAAAGTATTCAATTGGGTACTCTTGTTGATTGCAACGGAGTAACTTGTGTAGTTACTGAACTATCTTCAATGAAGTTTGGAAGAGTTATCTTAACTGTAAAACCAGTAGATGCTACTCCTAAAACAACTACTGGAGCTTTAATGCGTTAATTATGACTGAACAAGCTTTACGTTACAACACAGGCAAGAGAAGATGGACTTTAGTAGACTTTAAGTCTCTAGAGTCTATGGTTGAAGTCCTTGAGTATGGGGAAAACAAATATGATAAATGGAATTGGTGTAAAGGTATGCCAGTTTCTGCAGTAAGCGAAAGTTTACTTAGACATATGTTTGCTTTCCTAGATGGGGAAGACAAAGACCCTGAGTCAGGAATAGATCACCTAGGACATGTTATGTCTAATGCTATGTTTCTCTCGTACATAATGAGAGAAAAGTCTCAATATGATGATAGAAGCCGTGAAACTCCAACTAAGTAACTTTCTTCATGGAACCAGAGGACAACGAGGTTATCCTTATTGGTTCTTTTATTTTATACCAACAATAAGCATAAGTCGTACATCTTCATTATATGACTTGAACATACACTTATGCTTCCTTTGGTTTGTTTTAACCGTAACAATTGAAAAAAGAAATGATTCTAAATCAAGATTATCTAAGCAATACCGCAATAAGTCAAAGTAGGCTTAAAAAGATCCTACAACATCCTAACCTATACTTTAATTACGATCCTAAGTCTGACACAGAAGAACCCGCAGATGTAACATTGATAGGAGATGGAGTAGACTTAATTATTACACAAGGAGAAGAAGTCTTTCAAGAAGAATTTCTAATCAGCACAGTAGAAAGACCAACAGCTCAGATGGGAGACTTTGTATGGAACCTATTTATCAATAGACATGATTCCAATGCAGAACAGATCGCATATGAGACTGTAGGGTTTAAAAGAGATACTCTTCCTAAAGTAAGAGAGAGATTTGAGAAAGAAGGTAAAGCCTATTATGATCACCTAATTGAAGCAGATGGAAGAAAAGTAATTTCTCCAGCACAATTAGCTACAATCTATAATCTGGTAGAATCTCTTAAGAATCATCCCTTTAGTTCTAAGTTTATCTTAGGCAATGACCAATATAAAATCTTTACACAACAGGCTCTTACTTTTGAGTACTTGGGATTTGAGTGTAAGGCTCTATTAGATTTGGTAGTTGTGGACGTAGACAATAAGTTTTTATATCCTATCGACTTAAAGACTACTACAACTTCTTTAAACTATTGGACAGAGACTCTTATGAAGTATCGTTATGATCTTCAGGGAGCATTCTATACAGAAGCTTTAAAGCAGTCAGACTTAAGTATCTATGGAGAAGGTTTAACTGTTAAGAACTTCAGGTTTTTAGTAGAAAGCCAAAAATTCCCAGGTAGTCCGCTTATCTATGAGTTATCAGATGAAGCAATGACTCTAGGTAAAGAAGGAGGAGTATATCAAGGTAAGACCTACGAAGGCTTTCATCAAGCACTAGAACGTTTACGTTGGCATATTGACAGTGATTTGTGGAACTATACTAGAGAAGACTATCAGAACAATGGAATCAGAATTGTATAATAAAGTAGTGAATACAAGTTTAAATAATAGCACAAGATTTCTAAGCCCCTTGATATTTACAGCAAGGGGTGAAGAATCTTTACGTGTATTGTTAAACTTTGGTTTAATTAATGTTTACGTAGATGACTACGGATACAAGTCTAAGTATCTATACTGTCTTTTTTATTTGTTTAAACCTACAGACAAAGCTGCTTTTGAGGAATTCCAAAAGAAGATTACTAGCTTTGACTCTTTCTATGACTACTACGAGGTAGAAGACAAGATAATGTTTGTGTTCAGAGTTAATTCCATCTACAGAAGAGACATAGATCGTTTTAAACAGAATAGATTCCATGACATGTCAGATGATTATAAGATTTTATTTCATAGAAATATAAAATTTAATGACATAGATATGGATATAAGAAAAGAAATCTATAGATTTGAAGAATACTTGACTTAATGGCTTTTATACAAGAATCTTATGATACATATAATCAGAAGGGAATCAAACTCCTTTCTGATTATATTGTTAGTAGGGGGTTTGAACTAATAGTTAAAGAAAAAGAAGACTATAATATAGACATAATTGCATACAAGAATGGAAAGAAATACTTGTTTGAAGCAGAAATGAAGAAAGATAGAAGTATAACTACACCAGAAGATTTCTATGATACAGTGTCTTTTTTATCTAGGAAGAAAAAGTTTGCAGAACAGAATGAGTTTATCTACTTTATAATTAGCAATATAAATGGGGGAGCTATAGGCGCTATCTCTGATGTTATATTTAAAGAAGAACACAAGATACAGAAGCATATAAGCAAAGATGGTAGAAAAGGATATGAAGATTTTTATCAAGTACCAAGAGAACTTTGTAGATTTTTCCCACCTGAAGAATTTTTAGTAAACAAATAAAAAAATAGAAATGAGCATAAAATTATTTGGACACAGAGTATTACTCAATCGTCCTAAGAAAGAAGAAAGACTTATCCAACTTACACCAGAGATGGAAGAGGAAATGAACATGAAAGAACTAATAGGTTTGAAGCACTTAGAAGTCTATACCATTGGAGAAGAAGTAACCAATGTAAAAGTAGGCGATGTAGTGTACGTAAACCTAATGTATCTTCAGTCTGCTGAACTAGTAGAAGTAGATGGTTCAGAAAGAATCATGGTAAGAGATAGCGATATCGCATTCACTTGGTAATCAATTAAAACTAAAGATATGTTATTCTATTACAGCGAAAAAGAAAAAATCGAGAATGGAGAAGAGATGGAACTTATCATTAAGAAAGGTTTCTCCTTTGAAATTAGTAAAGTCTTAATGACCTACCCTACAGACAATGGTTTAGCTGTTGTTTTAGACGGTAATGCTGACAAACTTAACCCTGTAGACTATCAATATAAAATTGATCCTGCTACTAAGCAAAAAGTTCCAGTAAAAATCACTAAATTTGAAACCACCAGTGAGCCTATAGTTGTTGAATTGAAAGTAAAAGAAGAAATTCTTGCTTTCTTTAGCTTAACAGGAGGACCACAGGAGGTTAAGTAGTTTTAGTTTTTAGTTTATTTAGTATTTCCAACCAACCAAAAAGGGGCTCTTAATAGGGCCCCTTTTTTTATAGTCTTATTACTCTTGGATGTTCTAACCCTTCTGCTAGGATGACATCTAATCCTAGTATGCTTTCTATTGTTACATCATCCTCATCCTCTACTCCCATCTCTATGAGTAAGTCCTCAAACTGTTCTTCTGTGAGTAGGACTGCGTTAGGTCTCATTGCCTGACCATCCTTCTCTGAGTCTAAGTAGAACTGATTTATTAATTTATCTATATCTGCTAGGGTAATCATAACTGTTTATTTGATTTTATTTAAAGCGAATATAAAACGAATATATTAAATCTGTATCTTTTTCTACTAAATCAAATGAAACTCCTGGATATCCTGGACCAAAATTGTTCATTACCCACTTAGAAGAGCCATACATAGACAATACGTTACGGTATCTAAACTTGTATACCTGTTGCATACTCTCTGTATGTAAGTCTCCTTTTACTATAGAAATATTTTTATTATCTCCTAAGTTGTGGTGATCTATGTATTTATTAAGGAAATTTTCTGCTTTTTCTGTTAAGAAAAGGGGAAGACCATGCTTAAGATCTTCAGAATCTTTTCCATGAGTAAAGATAAACGTGTGTTTGCCATAATCAAAGTGTTCTAGGAACTTCTCCATTATCGTTACTTTGATAAATGGATAAGCTGTATTTAAATATAAAGCTAATGCTTGGTTTGTAATATACCCAAAGGAACCTGCATGGTTATCCTCTGTCTGCATGATAGCATGAATGTTATTTGCAAGATTCTTTTCTTGCAATTCATCGAAAAATCTTTTGTGAGCATAAAGGTAAGTCATAAAAGACTCCTTATTGTTCATGTTTTGCGGGAGTTGGTGTCCTCCTCTAGTAGTATGACCACTCCAACCATCTAATGAATCCCCTAAATCACAAATAAACAAGTCTTCTAGTCTTCCAAAGGCTTTTACTTGTTTTTCTATCTCCTCTAATACCCTCATCATACGTACTTCAAAGACATCTTCGTTGTACTCATTGTTAAAGATAGAGTTAGGGTGAGTAAGTGCTCCTACATGTTTGTCACTCATATAAACAAATAAAGCCTTCTTAGAGGCTACAGGAGTCTTTTTAGGAGTAGGGCAAGGACTTATGTTAGATTCTAAGAAAACCTCTCTTAGAACGTCTTCTATGTCTTGAGGTAAACTATCCTCAGGCTTTATAGAAGCAAATAAGGCTGACACTAGCCAGCCTGAACTCTTTTCTTTACTCCAATATTGAACTAATCTCCACTTAGTAGTATCTATTTTGTGGATCTTAATAATCTCTTCAGCAGATCTAGGTTGCTCAGAAACTAGTTTAGATACTTCTAGAGTGCCTTTATCTAAGTTTTCATCGTAAGTTCCTAAAGTATGATTAGACAACACATGAGAAGTAGGAGTTGGCTGATATAAAGAATCCTCTTTAAGTAAGTGAGCCATTGCTGTCCTCTTTAAGTCACGAACTCTTTTTCCTCTCAGAAGATTGTTTATTTCTGGCTGATAGTTGAAGCGGATAGCAACTTCAACAGCTGTCTCGGTTGTATTTGGATTGTCAATGTAGTATTGAACAATCTGTTTAGAGATTGAGATCATAGGCAGAGAGTTAAAGTATTAACCCTATGGTTAACAAAACTATAGCAAATAATCCACCTTTCAAAACATTTTTAAGTGTTTTAATCGTTTCTCCTTGTGATTTAACTTTAGTATCTAAGCGAACTATCTCTATTTTAGCGGTATCCAGGGCTTTCCTGAAGTTTGGAATAATAGAATCTTTATATAAAGTTAACTGTATACTGTCAGTCTTAACAATCTTTTTAAGACTAACTACCCTTTCACGTGCTTGAATTCCTTTTAGGAACTCATCATTCAACTCCTTTAGCGGTAAGCTGTCTAGAGATTGTGAGTAGGTACTTTGTGCCGTCAATATCAGGCATAGTGTCAATAGCAATCTGAATTGTATCATACTTAAGGGTGATTTTTTCATAGGTTCTATACTCTTCGTGTTTTATGTGCTCTAAGGAGTCTAACTTCTCAAAGTAAGTATCATTTGCTTTATCTATAGAATCAATAAAAGATATTACTTGGTTAGTATCTTGCTCTTGTACATACTCATATTTAAATAATAGGTATGCGATTACTGCAATAAAAAAAATATTAAGTTTTACGCTTAGGTTCTTCATCTTGGTGGTTGAATTTATGTTGATCTATTTTTTCTAGAATGTGAGAAAGGACACTATTATTAATCACTCCTACTGTATGAGCATTTTTAAGTGCACTGATAAGTTGGAAAACGATAAAGGGAGCACAGAAAGTTTCACTTAACCAAAATGTACCATCAAACCCCTTCTCAATCATAAGAATAACTGTAAGGATAACTACCCAAGCAAACAAAGTACGAAGTACTCTAAGTGCTTTTTTAGTTTGAAAACCAATCTTCTTAGTTCCTGCCCATACCCCAAAGAATCCATCTAAGAATACTACTGCTACAATCGCTAAGTACTGCTCTGCATTATCTGCAGTCAAATGTAAAAAGTACGTTCCTAAGAAGGCTAAAAAAGTTGTACTGAGGTATAGTAGTCCTGAGGTTTTCACTATTAAAAAATATTTATATGTTTAAATTAATTATACGGATCCGCAGGAATGGGAAAATCAGAGTTATCTAATGTAAGAAACTCAACGTTAACAAGGATATCAGAAAAGTTATCTAAAGAGTTCTTAGAACAAACATATCTTCCATCTAAAGTAGTAGCGTAGTTAAACTCTATTTGTCCCCGTTTTAAACCCTTATTCTGGGTTGCTTGTTCTTGTGTTAATAGTATATACTCCATTATCTACTTAGTTGAGTGTTTAATTGATTGAGTAACGTATTTAAAATAACTAGCTGTGCATCTGTAAATCCTTTTGCTAAATAAAAGAACTTATAAGTTTTTTGGGAAAACAGTGCAGGTGTATTTGCTCCAGGACTTCCATTACTAGTCGCACCTATAAAGAATTTATTAGTAGGAGTTACACTAACATCACCAGTTGTTCCATTAGCAACAAAAAGACCGTCTTTATAAACAGCTGTAACGCTGTCTAATGTTTGAAAATGCCAAAATGCTACTGCTTGTCCACTAAATACTACACGTCCTGTTATATCATTATTAGACATAATATCTAAAATATTATTATTTGTACTAAACCAAACAGATCTAATTCGTTCTGCACCAGAACTTTCCGTAATACCCATGGGAATTTCTGTACGAGAATTAAATCCTGTAGCATCCCAGAGACCAAAAGATAAATCAGTCATACTAAATCCACTTACTGCACTAGGAGAAAAATTAGTATTTCCGTATTGACTAGTTCCATTAAATGAAATTGTGTTACTAGACAAAGTTGGAGTATCTACCCAAGTTACTTGGTAAGTTGATGGAGATATTAAATTATAAGAAGATTTAGCTAAGTCACCAACTATAGGATAAAAAAAATAAAACTTACTCCAAAGTCCGTTTGTTTTTAATGAACTAACAAAAGTGTTAATTGCTGATTTTATAGAATAGTCAGTAATTCCTGCTGCTGTAAAATACGTAATAGCATCAGAATCAAAAATGATTTCCTTGTAAATACTTTTACGTATTCCTATGCCAACGCCAATCATTACTTATAAGCAATTACGCTACCGCTAGAGATAGTAAAATCGGTAATTATACCACCAGGCAAGTAAGCTCCCGCTTTAAAAGTTACTCCACTCATACCGTTATTAGCTAGTTCTGAAGCACCATTAACTTTAAATTCTGTAAATATAGTATCTTCTTGTACAACTAATGCACAGTACTTTACTGACGTTACAACAGCCACTCCGTGACGTTTAAATCCTCCTGTACCTACAGCAAGACCTGAGGTAGAAGCTATTTGACGAAGCTTCTTTGAATGTTCTTTGAGCAAATCATTATTTTCCATAATTTTATTATCGTTTCGACATTAAGTCCGACCTGAGTCCGAGTTATACAAATTTACCTTAATTAAAAATAAAGTCAAGTTACTTCTTATAAGGCTTAGGACTAACATCCAACCCTTTTCTATCTCCAATTAAGTTCATAAATGGATATGCAAAAGGCGTTGATTCATCTTCTTGACCTGTTTTTATTTTTTCTACTCTTCTTTCAAACCAAACACTTAACTTGTTAGCTCTTACTCCAATTTCTTTTGGAATAGGTTCTCCTCGTTCTACATATCTCAAAGCTTGACTCTCTAAATCCTTCATCTCTTTCTTAAATAACTTTAATTCTTGAGCTAAACGAGTCCTAGTTGGCATATACTCTAAACCTTGATGTTCTTTTGTGTAACGAGTAACAAGTTCTTTAGTATAAGTCTTAGGCGAGTAAGCGTTAAAAGCTCTGTTTTGAAATTCAATAGACTTAGGACCAATAAACATTCCTTTAGCTCCCATTGCTTCCATTGCTAATACAGCTAATCCCATTTCTCCTGCTTGCATAGGGTGAGTTTTATCCCAGTCTACTTTATTAGAATTTGAACGATATCTATAATAAGGATCTGTAGTAAATAAATCATCACGATCTGTAATGAATTTCTTAAATACACTTGCAGGTCCTAATAAACTCCACAACATCCTATCTGCAAGACCTATACCGTTTGCTTTTTCAGAACCCCAAGTAAATAATGCTTCATTCATTCCCCATAGAGTGAATACACCTTCAGCTTCATTTGCAGTTCTCTTAAGTGCTAAACAAACATAATCTTTCCAATCTGCTTGAGCATCTTCTTCACAGTTTAAAGAAAGAGACATTTGAACTATTAAATTGGCTAGTACGGTAAAAGTAGTAAATTGAATAGCAAACTGTTTTAAACCTGCTTTATCAACTTCAGAACTGTATTTCCAGGTATTATAAAAGTTACCCTGATCATAGTAAATAAAATCTCTTAAGAATCTAGTAGCAGCTATATGAGAACCTACTGTTCTTATTCCAGAACCATAGTGAATAGTCTCTAATCCCCAAGTTGATTTAAGGTCAGGTATAATCCACTTCTTTAAGAACATTACTGATCGGAACCAAGCATGCTTAGAAGCAGTTGGCTGAGCACTTAAAGCATATATACCCTGTGCTCTTTCATTTGCTAATTGAACATTGTTTCTAATCTTATTTATAAATGCAGGACTAACCTCTACGTTATCTTTAACCTGAATTATACCATCTTTTAATTCAAATGCATCTTTAAGTGCTACTGTTTCATCACTATCCTTTTTCTTTACTCTATACTTATTCAAGAAAGTATAAGTAGTTACAGCAGCAATGTCGAATTCCGTATAATCTCTCAGAGTAGAAACAGATCTCCAGACTTTACCATATTTTACAAGACCTTTGTTGTTAATCTCATTTGCTTGGTTAGCAGCTCCCTGTGTTCCTATAAAGTAATCAACTAAAGATAGTCTAAAAGGTTTTGCTCCAAATTGATTATATGCAAGATAAAACTCTTGCGAAATACCAGCAGTATCTGCATGTGCTTTTACTAAGTCAGCAGCAGTGAGGTGGTAGAAACCTAATTGAGAATATATCTTAAGGTGTCCGCTAATCCAGTTTTGTGGTAAGTTTATAAGATTAAGTCCAAGTGTTTTAAATCCTGCAAAACTTGTAACACCACTAATAATAGAGTTAGAAGTTTTTTTCCAAGGTGTATCAGACTCCAAAGTTTTACCATACAACTCACGATCAATAAGATCTTTGATTACTTTAGTAGAATCTGTTATACGTTCTCCCTTATCTGTTACTACACTTTCCATAGCAAGAACAGTAGATTGATACTTACGCATCTTTCTGAATCTTTCAGATGAAGTAGCGTAAGAAGCCATAGCAGTCATGATATCATAAGACTGCTGTTCTATAGGAAGAGTACGTGCATAACGATTGAATAGTCTTCTAGACTCTCTCATTACTGGATCGCCAAAAGCATCTACTTGATAAGCTGCACCAAAGATATCTTCCTCATCTGAAAAAGCTTCCCTGTCTCCTGAGAAGAAACTAGTAACATTCTTAAAATAAGTCTTAACAATATTCTGTTTAAGTTTAATTTGATCAATAACTTCTCCAGGTGTCTTTCTTAATCCTGGAATCAAATCACCTAACTTATCTTTTTGATATAGTCCTTCCTGACTTCTATAATGTAAGTCAGTCATTCTGTCAAGAAGCTTTCTACGATTATCAGATAAGTTATCGTAGGCTTGGTTATAGTATTGTCCCCCTGTAATTTCTTTAAATGTAATCTCCCCTGGCTTATAGTTAGGATTTTTAAAGTCTGCATTTACTACAGACTTATACCATAATGAAGAAGGAGCATCTTTTTGTATATACTTAGGATCATTAGGTCTAGTAACCCTCCACATAAAAATAGGCTCTACTACTTCAACTGTTGAACGAAGATTAGGGTCAAATCTATACTTAGTAATGTGATTGTCTTTATACCAAGTAGAGTTTTTAAATGCAACATTTACTAATGCTTCAATAGACTTTTGATCTAAGTCAGGATTTTCTGTCTCTACCTTTGTTCTAATAGCATTGACTTGATGTTCAACTGCAGTATTATAGTACTCAGAGTTTACGTTAGATTGAAGTCCTTGAAGTTGTTCTATAAGTCCAGATAGTCTAGACTTAGTATTAGCGTCTAGTGGACTATCTTGTTTAAGCAAAGCTTTAATATTTTCAATCTCTTGTTCTATTTCTTTCGCTTTTACTACTTGCTTTTCAGTAACGTCAATAGGATCGTAAACTCCGTTCTTATCTTTGTTACCTTTTAAAAGATTAAACAAACTAGAATACAAGTCAGTAATAGAACCTCTGCTACTAAGTAACTCTTGAATCTCGTCTAAGATATCTTGTCTAGTGTCGTAAAACTCCTGAGTGTAGATAGTACGGGTGTGAACTGCAGCCCAGTTATTATAACTTTCTGGAGTAATAAATCCTTTAGCTAACTTAGATTTCTTATCTGCAAGTACTTTTTCAAATACGTTTTTACTATCGTCAGTTAAAACAAAACTAATTACACTTAGATTTCTTTTGTTTTCTTTCCAATTCTGAATAGCTAAAGCATCTTCGTACTCTTTTCCTGTTTTTAACTCTCCATCTGGAGTATACAAACGTTCTAACTCATTGATTTCTTTTTCTTTTTCTTTGAGTTGTAAGATAATATTATCATCTATTTCTCCTGTTCCAAACTCTTCCCTAATAGCTCCTATCTCTTGATAGATTTTGTTTCTTTTAGCTTTTATATCTTCTGGAAGAAGTTTTTGAATGTTATAATACTCTTCTGTAAATGGACGCTCAGTATACTCTTCGTAAAACTTCTTAAGGTCTTGCTCTGCTTGTTCTTGAATCTCGATAGTTTCTCCAAACTCGGCCAAGTAACGTAGCTCAGTAGATCTGTTTATCAACTCTACGCTTTTTACTTTATTATTTAAAGATATACCTTCTTGGTCTTTTACTAACTGTCCATCTACAATCTTATAGATAGAAGTCTCTCTGATGTAATGTTTATAGAATTCCCTAGGAGTTACAACTGCACCTAGAAACCCTCCTTCTTCTTTGGCAATATCATCCATTAAATTCTGCCACTCTTTTGCAATAGGCTTTAGGGTTTCTTGAAACTCGTTATTAATGCCCCTAATGTATTGAGAAACCATTTGTATGGTTGCATTCTTAGTAGACATAGCAGAGTTGAATGCACTAAACCAAGAAGAATTCTTTACTATCCAATCGTTATTTGATATGAATTTTTTAATATTTTCAGGAGTAGGAACAGAGCTATCTCTCCTCTCCTCTAACTCAGCAATCCTCTTAAGTATTTTAGGAGTCTGTTGTCTAGATTTTAACTTAGCAATATCTTCGTTAAAAGATTTCTCAATAGCCTCACGTTGAAGAGCAAGACTATCAGATAATTCTGACACTACTGGATCTAATATAAGTGCAGCATGACGTTCTTTAATGTTAGTAATTGCAAGTTTAGCTGTAACGAAGTTTTTTAGGAAAGCATTCTTAGCTGTTTCCTCTCTGTACATCTGTCTTGCTTTTTCTGTAGAGATTAACTCACTAAACTTTTCTAAATGTTTTTCAAAAGATAAAGCTTGTCTGTAAGCTCTGTCTATATCTCCTAGTTTTTTTCCTGAAGGTATATTAGGATCTTCCGCTAAGTTATCAATGTGTCTTAGTAATCCAGTTAAATAGTAACCACTATACTGCATGTAGTCTGCCAACTCTAAAACAGAAGCAGCTACATCCTCTTTAGTAACTATATCTTTTATTTCATTTATAGCACTTAATGCTCTTTGAAGGGATTCTGTTCCCAATCCTAGATACTTATTAGTATCTAAAATCTTCTTAAACTCTGAGTCACTAATAGCTGCAGCATAAGTTTTTATTTTATCTGCATAGTTTTGAAACTCAAAAGGAGCATCAGGAGTGGGTTTTACATACTGAGTAATAGAATCTACTAATTCTGTAGGGATTATACGTTGGAACATATAATCTGCTATAGCATCATTTGTAGGAATTACATCGAATATATTAGAAGGATCTACGAGAGAGTCTACTAAGTTAGACATGTTGCTAACTTCACTAACTCCTACATTAAAAGACTTAAACAAAGACTTAAACCAATCAAAGATTTTATCAAACAAACTTCTATCAGTTTTAGTAGCCGCCTGTCTTCCTAACTCAGTTACTATAGCTTCTTCCCAAAAAGAATCAGTACCTACGTAATCAGGGTAGTTGTCTTTTACAAAAGTATAAGCGGAAGATGTAGGAGAATTGTCATGTAACTTTTGAATTTCGTTTTTAAGTTGTTCAAAAAGTTCTGGATTGCTTTCTCTAATAGCCCTAACTGCAAAGTGTCCAAACTCATGCCAAGGGGTATCTTCTTTAATTAGTTCAGGATTGAATACAATCTCACCTGTTGTAAAGTTTACTCTTCCTATCTCGTCTAAGTCTGTATCCCATTTCCAAGTAACTCCTGGAAATCTTGCTACTAACTTATTTAAAACCTCTGAGTACTGTTTAATATTTGGATTCTTTAGTGCTTGAATTAACTTAAAGTTTCTTTGGAACATACTAGAGTCCAATGACAATACTTCACCGTCTACTAAGAACTCTTTTGCAGACTCAATCTTTTGCATTAAACCTGCTTCGTCCTTCTTAAGATTCTCATGGATATCAAACAACTCTAGTTCTGCTCTCATATCCTCTTCCTCTAGAGTCTCAATAGCCTCTAAGAAAGGATTAGCATATCTACCAGTTAAATCAAACTCTACAAGCATTTGTCCACTGTATAATTCTCTTACAGTTGCAGGAGGATTATAAGATACTAATGGGAACATTGCATTAATACTTTCTCTTAGTCGTACAGCATAATTATAAAGTGCAGCAGGAGACTTAACTCTCTCTGTTTGACTCAAGTAAATACGATTACCATCTATAGTAACAGACTTACGTCCTTCAATTGTAGGTAGAATCTCTGCAAAGTGTTTAGCAGCTACGTAAGTTCTTCTTTCTGACGTAGACATCTTCCAGTATGCAGGATCATTTTGAATCTCTTTAAGGAAGTCGTATTGTCTTTCTAAACGAATAAACCTATCAGCTATAGAATTGATATATTTTTTATCAGTTATAGTAGTTTGATTTGCAAGATTGTAGTACTTAGCAGGAACTTCTCCCTGATACTTATCCCAGAGATAATAAGCATACTCTGGGACAATAGATTGAAGCGACTCAAACTGAGCTTTTATATTAGGGTCTGATAGGTTAGGACAAAACATGGTTAATACAAATATAGTTTAATTAGCAATTTTTACTTAGATTATTATTGATCTCACGGAGTTTAGCAAAGGACTCATCCAAGAATAACTGGTTTTCTTCTTCAAAGTTAATCGTCAGTTGTTTAGGAGCATTAGATGTTTGGGTAACTATACCAAGAGGATTTGTGGTCATACCCTCTACTAACGGCATTACACGTCTCATAGTTATGGTGACTCTGTAAGAACCTGGTTCATAAGTTTTTCCATCTACTCTGGTAGTCAGTTCAGGCAAGAAACTATCTTGAGGTTTAGGCAGGGTTCTATGAAAAACTTCTCTATTTACTCCGTTTACTCCAAATACATATGCAGTACCCGATTTAAGATCAAGTTGTTTAGGACTTCCATCCCTAGACTCAATAGAGAAATTACCTGTACCCCCAAGATTTACCCCAATAACAGGATAGTTAATTGCCGACCTACTCTCATCTACATCATTATGAGAACTAATAAAAGTGTTTTCTTCATAAAGGTTAATAATAGCACCGTCATAATTAGTCATGTCCACACCTGAAGCCTTTTGCATCAATTCTCTGAAACGAGAAGTAATAGGTGCTAAAGGTTGATTATTTATAGAAGTAGTGTAGTAACCGTACTTAGTTTTATTTAAAGGATTAATAACGTCTGGAATGCTTACAGATTTTTTTCCAGTATTATTAGACTTATAATCCCATCTTAAGCCTAGTCCAATCATTTTACTAGCAGACTTTCCTTTATTTGTTTTAGCTGCTTGTTCCTCTAAGAAAGGTTTTAAATAATTAAATAATTCTAATTGTTCTTCCTGACTAAGAGCAGATTGATTTACGTAGATTCCCTCTTTAACTTCTGTTCCTTTTGGAGTAAGATTAGTAGATGCTTGAGCAGATTCACTATCTTTAAGAGTAAGTTCAGATTGTGAAATAGTAGTAAGATCTATTATATTCTTTCTAGACAAGTTGTAGTCTTTGTAATAGTTTAAAGTAACAGGAATATTTTTACTACCATATAACTCTGGATGATTTTCCTTAAAGCGAGCTGTAAAAGAATCCATAAACTCTGAAGTACCTTCTTCTAACTGTGCTTCGTAACTTGAGATAAAGTTAGTAATTACAGAAGACATAGGGAAAGTATAGATAGACTCAGGAATCAAAGGCAAGTAAGAGTCAAACTTTTTATTAAGTTGTGTACCCAAAATACCTGCATAAGCAAACGCTTTAAAGAATCCTTGCATATCTGCTATCAACTGCGCATCAGATAGATTAGTAGGATCTAAAGAAGGATGAGACCAGTTAAAGCCTTTTTCAAACTCCTCTTTGTAGATATCTACAGAGAACTCTAGCTCAGTCTGTTTTAATCCTGTTCTTACAAATGTAGAGTTGATATCAGAGTTAATAGACACTAAGCCAAAGATATCGTTCTCAGCAGTGATTCCTCGTTGAATAAGTCTAGACTTAAGATTCGTATACAAAGAACCTATGTTTCCAGGATTCTTCTTGTCCAAGAACTGTTCAAACATACCTGCTTGAGGTACGTTATTTAAGAACAAAGCATACAACAAGTCATTCTTAAACACTCTAGAGTAACGATCATAGTCAAGTTTACGATTAGTTTCCTTAGCAACAGCAAACTGTCTTAAAATTCTATTTGTAATCTTAGGGTTAGCAGAGATAGGGAATACCTCAACAAACTTATCCAATACACCTTGTTGTACTTGGAAAGGAGACACTACAGTATTTCCTATTACATCTAGCAAACCTTGTCTGTTAAATATTGTACTCTTCTCTCCACCTTCTTTTAAGTAAGGAATAAGTTCTAAAGAAGCAGAACGGAAAGACTCAAAGTTCTGTGGTGAGAATGTATCGTAGTCTACAGCCAAAGAAATTGTAGCTAAGTCTCTTGTTTGATCTTCTAACTCCAAGAATACAGCCAAACGTCTTACATCAAACAAAGGCTCTTCTTTATTGAATAGTTCTTCACGAGCTGTCTCTTGAGTTGTCTTAGCATACATCTGTGAGTAAACGTTAGAGATAAACTTGTTACGACTAATTGCACCGTACTTATTCCTAGAGTTATTAATTAAAGTAGCCTCTAAGCTATTCTCAGGAACTCTTTCTAGTATAGTCTCAAGAATATCTTCAAGCGACTTACCCTTAGAGTAATCTAAAATAGAAGAACGGAACTTTTTACCATCAATTACACTAGGCTTATTTATTAAGTTTACAATGTCATTAAATCTTGTACCAGCCATCAAAACATAATTTACTACAGGAGTAATCAAGTTGTTTAGACCAATCGAAGCAATACCATCATTCTTTTCAATATCTACGTGTGCACTAATTGTCTCTCCAGACATCTTAGAGATACGTGTACCATCTACGTTGTTGACTCTACTGAAGTCAATATATCCGTCAGTAGTACGATTTGACTCTAACAAATATCTTCTAACTGATTTCTCGTCTTCTCTGTAGAAGGTAGTCTTCTGAAGCAAAGAATGGAATACGTTATTCTTAGCGTCAGTACCCAAAGCAGTCTTATAAGTATTCAAAGAGAATACATATAACTGATAGATAGGACTAATCAAGTTAGTAAGACTTGCAGTAGTAGAATCTGATTTAGTTCCGAACTCTTTAACTGCTTTGTCAATTGTTTCAATAGTGTTGGGAGTAATCAAAGCTTCAAAGATCTCTGGTTGACTCAAACGATTAGAGATGTTCAAAAGCAAAGCGTTAGCATATCCGTTTCTAAGATTCTTAAGGTCTTGCAATAAAGATTTTTCTTCCTTTACTAAGTCACCTACCCACTCATTCAAGTCTGCTAGGCTATTAGACAATTCTTTTTCAGAAGTAGTACGTAAAACGTTCTTAATTCTTCTTATCTTATCAATGGTTTCTGCAGATTTTTGCTGCTTTTCAGGAACAAGTTCTCCAGAGAATTTTTTACGAAGTGTTTCCAAGTCACCTTCTGTTACACCTGCATCCATCAACTCTCCTTCTGATACTCCTTTAAGAGACTTAAGTTCTTGGTAAAGATTACCTAAACGACTGCTAGCATCAAAACCGTTAGTAGTAAGGATATTTCCTAACTCATCTAGAAGTTCTTTTTTCTCTTCAGTGTACTGTCTCTTAAGCTCTCTAGTTTCTTTTAAGTCAGCAAGCAACTCTTTCTTTCTAACTATTAAGTCTTCTGGAGTACTTACTCTGTCTATTAGCATGCTTCCATCATTATTTATAGATGGATCGTAACAGAATAGTTTATCAATATCGTAATCCGATCCAGACTTAATTACCATCTCATCGGGAACTAAGATAATCTCTCCACTCTCTTCAGGTAGAAACTCAACTATTTCAAAGTTTTCCATAGTGTTATATCCTTGACCAGGAATACGGATAGCAACCATAGACAACTGAGAAGCATAAGTATTTCTAAACTGAGCATCTTTGAGTGCTTCGTTAAGTCTTGTAAGAGCTGTGTAAGGATTTACAGGAATACCATTTGCATCAAGTTCCCCAATAGGTTGATTGTCTATAGGAGATAAGAGATTTAACAAAGGATAGTATCCTTTAGAGAAAGATATAATAGCTTCTGCTTTAGAAATTTTACCGTCTACAATATCATAGTACTTAAGTTTTCTGCTGGGTCTAATTAAAGATACAGGATACTGTACTCGCTGTGCTCCAGGAATCTTTTGACGTATGATTTGATTTTTAACACTAGCAACAATTGCACTCTCCATAATAGTACGATCAATCATACTATCTAGGGTATACATAAGAGTATTATCAGTCTTTAACTGTAGTAAGTCTTTTGTAGACTCAGCTGCATTCTTCTTAGAGATTTCTTTTATCAAGAATTCAACTAACTTCTCTTTATCTTGTAGTTGTTCTAAGAAGTTAAGTTTATCAAAGTTAGTCAAGTTTTCAATAATTGACTTATACTCTTGATATCCAGCCAATTCAGACTCTGTAGTAGCATCCTTATAAACAAGTTTACGGAACTGAGTACTAAAGATACTGTTAAAGTCTTCTTTATTCTCAATCAATACTTGTTCTTTAAGATACTTAAGATCTACTACTCCTGTAGGAACAGCTTGTGACTTAACTTTACCTTTACCATCAAACAAACTTACTGGTGCTATTGTCTCAGAAATCTTAGTACCTGAACTAAATACTGCATAGTCTGCAGAAGAAGTATGTAACTTTTGTAGAATAGAAGCAAGTTCTGGATTATCTACCATTTCAGAAGGTAAGATAGGTTTCATAGAGTACTTGTGGAATACAGGTACTGACTCTCCGCTTTCTATTTTATTGTGTCCAGAGTACTGAAGTTTCTTAATAGTAAATTTATAAGTAGATTTCTTGTTAAGTAAAGCCTCTAGTTCTTCTCTGATAGTATCTTCTGCATAATCAGGAGCAGTCTGTAACTCTAAGTATTTTTTATAGATGTCATCCTGTCTCTTAAACTCTTCCATCATTTCTGGAGTAACTCCAGTAGAGATAGAATAGAACTTACGGAAGAAATCTATAGTACAGAAAGCCGCAGCATCTTGCTTAGCAGAGCTTTTATCGTTTGTGTAAGCGTCTTTATTTTCTCCGTATGACTTACTCTTAGAAGCAGTAGTAGACTTAACAGCTTCATCCTTAAGAACTATATAAGATATTTGATCAATATTAGCTCTGTTTGGATTTACTTTAATGTTATTTTGTTGAGCGTAGGTGTGAAGTGCATCTCTTCCAGAGTTAACACTTAAGCCAGACTGACCTGATTCTAAATACTCTAAGTTCTGTGGATCAATAATAGCATAAGAACCAAATGCATTCCAAGCACTTAAACGCTTTTCAATATCTTTAACATTCTTGTAGTAATAAGGATGTCCAAAGAAAAGTTTATGTTGCTCTATTCTTCCAATAGCAGAGAAGAAGTGATACTTCATAAGTTCTGAGTCAGGAAGGTTATAAGTCTCCCCTAAGATAATCTTAGATTTGTTAGCCTGAGAATTAATGTACTGTCCAAATCTAGTGTAGATATCTTTGTTTCCATTAATAGATTCAAATATCTTGTCTAAAGACATATTAGATGCAGGACTCTTGAATGCACTAAATAAAGCAGTCCTTTGTTCTGGAGTGAAAATCTTGTGGAAGTAAGTAAGCTTTGGACTTCCATCAGTATCGTAAGCGTCAATCTTAAACTTATTAGAACCCTTAGCAGTAACCTGAACCTCAGCTTCAATCAAAGGGACAATTCTTTTTATAAATAAATCATAAGGAACTTGATCAGCACCACTCAAGATAAATGGATCAGCTTGGTTATTAGCTGGCAATAATCCTAAGTAGTCTCTAAGCTTTCTATCAAATACTAAACCTCTTGTAGTTGACTTACCACTTAAGCGATTAATCTCTTCAATTCCTGCTTTAGTTAATCCGATAATATCTGAGTAGTGTTTCTGTGATTCGTTAGAGTCAATAGTCTTTTCACCTTCAATATCTTTGATACCAAGTAGGTTACCTAACTCTACTTTACGAGGTACTTCAATACCTTGATATTTGTCTTTTCTTCTTTTACCTCCTTCGTTAAACAAGTAAGATAAAACAAAAGAAGACTTAGCGTTAGGATTGTTTTGTGGATTTAAGTGAGGTAACTCAGCATAAACTTCATCAAGTGTAGGATACAAATTACCATCATTCAAGACATTTAAAGTCTTACTCATAAATGTATGTTGATTGATAGACCAAATCTGTTTGTTAACAGCATTGTATCTCATGTCATTTACATACTGAGGATTAGCTTCTACTTCATATTGAATAACAGAACTTACGTTACCACTTTCTCCTGCTACCTTAACATCTTCTTCATTTACGTGATCAGAAGAAAGATCACTCAATGGTTCCATAATGTAAGCCTGAGTCTGAGACAAAGACTTAAGTTTATTATAAATTAATTTAACTAATCTTTCCTGTACATCAGCATTCTCTTTGACAAATAACTCTTCTGCATTAGGACTCAAGTTAAAACCTAAAGGCTTCAACATTTCCAAAAGACTTAAGTTATATTCAGCAAAGTCCTCTTCATCTTTTGGAGCAGTAGGAACACCTGGGAAAGTAGCAAAGTATTTATCTGTATCTAAATAGAAAGTTCCTGTAGTGTTATTTCTTTTAGAGTAAGCACTAGGATTTAAAGAGAAGTCTGTATCAAACTTACTGCGAAGGTTAATAGCATCTAAAGACTGTGCTTGGAATATTTTTGTCTCTTTAATATTTCCCTCTTCGTCTCTTGTAATTTCTGTAGTATATCCTTCAATGTAAGGCATACTAAAAATTTTATAGAACTCATTCTTAAAGTTAAGCGAACTTCTCTTATCAATACTCTCAGTGGGAGAAGGGAGATAACTTATAAATTGTTGGAACTGAGGGTACTCCTCTTTTAATTCTTGTAATCTAGAATAAAGATCTTCATAAGAATTACTGCCTGACAACCTACGTTGTAAGATGTTCCAGTTTATATTAAAGTCACTGAGTCTAGGTACACTGTATACAGGATGCAATACAATCTCTCCGTTTTCGTATCTAGGAAGCGTTTTAAGAGCATTAATTAAAGTCTGTGAAGCAATCTGCTTCTGAGACATTTCATTCACGCTAGCCTCAAAAGTAGCAAACTCTACATTAGCTTGTTCTATAGAAACAATCTGTTCAGAAACCAACTGCTTTCTAATGTTATCACTAAATAAAGTAGAGTTAGTTTTATGAAACTGTGTAACGTTATTAAAGTCTTCCAGGATCTTTCTTAAGTTCTCGATAGTAGGAAGAAGAGACTCATCATTGTTTTTATTATATTGTTCTACTAGAGAGTCATGATCGTCTAGTAAACTCTTAGCTAAGTAACTATAAGTTTTGTTTGCTGCTACAGGGCTAGAAAGTACGTTGATAAGCGTAGCATTTTGATTAGCAAACATGTTGTTAGCCAAGTAAACATAAATACTATCTAGGTCATCCAAGAAAGCCTTAGAGTCTTTGTAAGACAAAGAAGTTATGTTTCCTGCCTCATCCTCGTATACGTACTTACCAGAGAACAATTGAATAAAGTACTGGTTAGCTTCTTTACGTTTGAATTGAGTCAAGTTACCCCTATACAAGCGAGAGAAGTAATGATCAACTGTCTTCTTATCAGAGAGCAGGTTAGAGATAAAGTCCCAAATTTGTTTAAAGATAGATTTAGATTCTTTTGCTTCTGCAATAGATACTGGAAGAACTTTACCTTCACTTAAAGCATAAGCTCTAAAGTCTTCTGCAAGTTTTTCTTCTAGTTCTACAAAAGACAAATCTCCATAGATGCTTCTTGCTTCTGCATACAAAGCTGCCTTCTGCTCAGGAGTTAAATACAACTGAGAGAATTCATGCCATGCTTCGTGGTAAGCTTCTGCATAGTTAGCTCCCTCAAACAAGAAGATACCTGCTTTAGACCATACAGCATAAGCTTCAGGATGACTGATAGTGTTATCAAAGATAAAAGGAGTGTTCTTGAAGATAGGATGATTAGCTACCCAGTTCTTAGCAGCTTCATTTTGTTTCTTGGTAATGTTATTTCTTAAGGTCTTGTTCCTATTAAATTTTACAGGACCTTCACCCGTATTAAGATTGTTTAACGTACTACGTAAACGATCAATCTTAGAAGTTGTAGGTGCAACAGGTTGTTCTAAAGCAGCTATTTCTAAATCGTATCTAAAATTAATCTCATCTCTTTTTTCTTGCCTAGTTTTCTGATCTTGCTCGTTTTTAGCAAGACGTTCTTTCTGTTCTCTTGTTGGGAATTCTTCAAGTATTAAGGGGTATAGAAGTTCTACATTCTCTTCTCGACTCAACTCCTCTTGTCTTCTTTTTTCTATACCCGCTTTAGCATCTATAGGTTGTGTAGCAGCAGGTTGAACAGGAAGATTATCGTTAGTAGCATCAACTACATCAGATACATTAGGTTCAATAACTCTGTAGTCTGGACTAAATGATAGAGTTCTGTTTTCTTCTCTAATAAAAGTAGCACCGAACTCAGGGCTCTTAACAAAGTCTGAGTATGTGTTGTAGTTTTTAGTAACTACTTCTCCAGACTCTTTAACAACTAATGCTGTGTAAGGAGCATTCTGTTCTACTAATCTAGCACTAACTAGCTTATAGGAAGACTCTCCTAGTTTAAGCAAGTCTTCTTGTTGATTCTTAGAAGGTTTGATATATTTCTTCTTGTCCTTACCTTCTACTGGATATTCAACAACTATTTTATTTCCAGAAGTTGCAGTAAGATAAAGGTTAGCTTTCTTAAAGAAACGCATACCACTCTTAGCACCCCCCTCTTTAGTTTTTACAAAAGTAGAGTTAACCTGCTGACTCATGTAATCTAGGAAGATAGCAGCATCTGTTCTGATAGACTCGCTTAGAGTCTGAGGTAAAGTACCATTGTTAAAAGCATTTATAAGAGTCTGTACAGTATTACCATTAGTAGGAATACTAACACCTGTGTAAGGGTTACGTGCTCCTTCTTTTACGATGTGTACACTTCCAGGATTTAACACATAATTCTTTTGTGCTCCTGTAAGAGTTCTAGAGATAGGATCTGTGTGCACGTAGATGTTTTCTCCTACAGCTTTTGCTAGAGGACGAGCATCTTGAGCACCCCAACCATATCCAGATACTACTCCGTTTATAGATGATACTATAATCTTACCTTCTGTTGCTTGCTTGCGTACAGAAGCCATCTCTGGACTTACGTTTTTATTAGGAAGAACAGGAACAGAAATTAAAGAAGTCTTAGCCTTAGATGGCTTACCTAACTTAGTAAACCTAACTAACTCTCCGTCTGAATTAACAAATACACTAGAGATACCAGAACCAATCTTTGAAGGATTCTCTTTAACATACTCCATGAAAGGTTGATTGTGAATAGGTACTCCGTTAACAGTTAAGAGAGAAACCAACTCAGTCTTTTCTTCTTCAGTCAAAGAAGACTTTTCCTTAAATGCTTTAAGTCTTTCTACCTTGGGAGCATCAAAGATAAATTCATAGATACCCATTACAGATTGTATACGAAGATCCAAATCTGTTACTTTGTTTGCACGAGTATCTTCAGAGTAAACAGTAACTATATTATCTATTAAAAGAGCTGCAGGATCTTGAACAGTTTGATTCTCTTTATTAGTTGTGATTGTAGCTATGTGTAAGCCACGTTCTCCCTTAATAGTAAATTCTTTATCTTCTTTAGCTTTAGTTTCCTGAGCTGACTCGTAGTTGTCTGATTCGATTACACTATCCGTAATTAACTCAGGCGCTTCTTCTATTACCTCATCTGTTGTAGGTACGTTTACTATATCTTCTGGAGTAGCTGTTTGAGATACTTGAGTTTGAGAAACTAACTTAGCAATTACGCCTTGTACAAATTCTTTTCTTTTACCTGTAACAAAAGTAAGTCCGCTTACATCAACAATACCTTCAGATGCTTTTGCAAATGTATCTTCAATACTCTGAGCATCATCAGGATAAAGACCTAAGAGAGCACTTCTAACTTGATTTAAGTTTTCTAGATTGTCTAGATTTCTAAGAGCATTCTTAATTAATTCAGATACTTGTCCTTTAACTTCATCAATGTCTGCATCTGGATTAGATACTAGATCATTGAGGTCAGATAAAAGCAAAGCGTACTCATCAAATACATCTTGATCTACATCTAGTACTTTTCCAGGAGTAGGTTTTTGAGTAGGTGTAGGTACTTCTTGGGGTTGAGGACTAAAGTTATTAACTATAGGAGCATTTAGTCTAGCTTCCATAGCAGCCTTATTCATTTCAAGGATTTTAGCTCTAGTATTATTAGCATCTAATCCTAAAACAGCTTTACCATAATCATTGTAAATGATTGTATTTAGTTGATTCTCTAAAGCAGTAAGTTCGTCAGGATTCTGTTCCTTAAGTATCTTATGCAATTCTAATTGTTGAGCTAAGTCGAATCTTTGACTACTAGTTAAGTGATCATGAACACCTTCTTCTAATTCTCCCGACTCTAATTCTTCAGGAGATAACTCAGCAATTGCAAGTAGTTTTTCTTGCAAAGCTTTAGTCTCTGGATTTTGTAAGTTACGAGTTGCTTCAAACTGAAACTCTCCTTCATTTAAAATCTGTCTTGTAGAAAGTTCGTCTAAGATATTTTGAATTAACTCAGGAGCATTAGGTCCAGGTTCTGTAGGTTGTATTAAAGGAGAGTTTTCTAAAGTATACTGTGCATCAATTGCATTCATCCTATCAACTGCAGGATAAAAAGTATGTGCTGCAAGTTGTAACTCTAACCTTGTAAGGTTTTGTGGATTAGTATCAAGTGTTTGACTAAATCTTCCAAGTCTTTCTTGAATGCTAGCATCTATCTTGTCTTGGAATTTTTTATACTCCTCACTTACAAAAGTATATCTGTCATCGTTAACAGGAACACTTAAAAGAGATTGTCTTGTTTGTTCTGCTATTCCTATAAGAGTAGATAGATTAGTATCTGCATTTGTTGCAGCATTTGCTTGTGTTTCAAACAATTTACTAATGATAGATTTCTTTTCTGTTTCATCTAGTCCTACATACTTGTCTGCAAGTTTAACAGTACTTAAGATAGAGTTACTAGTATTGGCTAATAGATCTTCATAACTCTTTACTTGTTCAGGAGATAATTCAGTAGTATCTACGTTTAATAAATCTTCTTGAAACAAACGATTATTAAAGTGTGCAAACTGAAGTTCTTTGTCATCTAGTAG